CTTTGATGAATTGAGCCCAAGTGGAGATGTTAGAGATTATTTTAAAGCAAAATATCAAGTAACTTTTAAAAACTAAACCAAATGAACACACCCGACATTATTGAAACGCTTAAAGATGACAACGAATACTACAATGGTGTAGGCCGTAACTATCTATCTAATTCAGACATTGGTATCTTACTTAGGAACCCTAAGATGTTTGGAGTGCCAACTGAAAAGACTTTGGCAATGTTGCAAGGCAATTACTTCCATACTGCTTGCTTAGAGCCTCACAAATTAAAGGACTTCCCATTAGTTGATGCTTCTACCAGAACAACAAACTTATACAAAGATGCTTGCAAAGATAGAGGTATGGATTTTATGCTTTTGACCAAAGAGGCTGATGAGGTAGATTGGATGGTTAAGGCTTTAAGAAACAATCGTGAGTTATCTAAATTAGTTTGGGATAATGGTTGTAAATACGAAGTGCCTACTACTGGAGTTATAATGGACTTACCATTTAAAGGTAAAGCAGATGTAATTAATGGGGATATGATTTATGATTTAAAGACAACAAGTTCCTCACTTGATGACTTCAAGCATTCTGCAAAACGATATAATTACGATTCCCAGGCAGCAATCTATCAGCAATTATTTGGGAAAAAGATGGCATTTATTGTTATCGAAAAAGGAACAAATCGTTTAGGTTTCTTTCAATGCTCAGATGAGTTTTTAGAGAATGGTTGGACTAAGGTCGCTAAAGGAGTTGAGGTTTATAACAACTTTTTCGGAGTAAACTCTTACATGGACATTAATCAATATTACATTAACTCTTATCTATTTTAAAATGAACGCACAACACAAATTCAAAACAAATCAACTTGGTTTAACTTATACCGAATGGGGTATGAATTTAGATTATCAACTTCAATTAAACTACAAAAAACTTTATGGCAAAGAACCTAAATCAACACGAACAAGCATTAAAAGACAATCGGGAAGTAATTATCAAAATGCTGGAAGAATATGAAGAATCTAAGAAAATTCCTAATTGCAATCCCATTAGTGTTATTGCTCACAATTATTTTGTCATGGAGTTCAAAATCTCAGAAGATGAACACGCAAACACCCTTGGTATATGAACGAGATGAATTTCAAGAAACTTTTCATGATGATTTTGATTCTTCTTATGTCTTTTATGGTTGCAAGTACAATACATTTAAAATAAACCATAAATGCAAATGAGAATTAGAGGGAAAACACTAACCCAAGATGAACTTAATTGCCCAGTTTGCAATTATGATTATTCAAAAACAAACCTCGCTAAAAGGTTCTTTAAGGTTGGTAATATTTTTTCAATCAGTTTTAATTGTGAGTGTAATAGCAAATTAATACTTAGGTCAATGTCAAACTACATGAAAATTTATGATGCAACAGAAATGCGTAGAAAGCAAAACTTAAAAGCTAAAATGAATAGAATTAAACTCAAAGAAAATGCATGAATCTAATCAAGATGAATACTATCGAATGGCAATTGATTGGGCTACTAATTTTATTGAAACAAAAGAGCCAATGATTGACTTTAAATGTTATGATAACATTGTATTTCATAATTCTCATGAGTCATTATTAGTTTCAATTACAAGATTAAAATCTTCTAAAAATAGAGAGCAATTTGCATCATTTATTAGAATTAAGAAATTTAAAGACTGGTATAACGAACAACACAATGAAAACAAAACAATTAGCACTCGGTGATTTCTTGCAAGAACTTTTAAGCAAGTTTCACTACGCAATTAAAGACCAAGAATTACTTGATTCACTTAATGAAACCAAGCTAAGTGGAACAGAAGGTTTAGAATTAATTTACCACATTGATAAACCAATTGCATTACCACAAATTCCAAAAGTTAGTGCTCAAGAGATTCTTCAAGAAGTCAATCAAAAGGAGGAGCATTTCAATAAGTTTTGGGAAATGTATGATAAAAAGATTGGCACTAAGGATGCAAAGACAAAGTTTTTAAAGCTACCTATAAAAGATATTGAAAAAATCTTTGAAACTTTGCCACACTATTTAAAATCAACACCGGATATTAAGTTTAGAAAGCACCCTGTAACATACCTTAATCAACGCACCTGGGAAGATGAAGGGTATATTCAAAAAATGATTATCAGACCACAAGTTTCTAACCCTTTTAAATTTTAATCATGAATGTACTAAGCCTATTTGATGGTATGTCTTGTGGACAACAAGCTCTTGAAAGAGCCGGGATAAAAGTAGATAAATACTTTGCCTCAGAAATAAAGCCTCATGCTATAAAAGTAACTCAACATAACTATCCTAATACTATTCAGATTGGAGATGTCACAAAAGTATTTGCAAAGAATTTACCAAAGATTGATTTATTAATTGGAGGTTCTCCTTGTCAAGACTTTAGTTCAGCAAATAAAGAAAAAAAAGGGTTGGAAGGGATTAAATCAGGTTTGTTTTACGAGTATTTAAGATTGCTTAAAGAATTAAATCCAAAATATTTTCTTTTGGAAAATGTAGCAATGGATGACAAAAGTTATAGCATTATTTCACATTTAATGGGTGGCTTTCCAGTAGATATAAATTCAGAATTAGTATCAGCTCAATTAAGACAAAGAAGCTATTGGACTAATATAGGTCCAGTAGAAAAAGATTTATTTGGAATGTCTTATTCAAAAATTCCACAACCAAAAGACAGAAAAATTAGCTTACAATCTATTCTTGAAAGTGGATTTACAGATAGATTTAAAGCAAGATGTATTTTGGAATCAGAAAGTAGACCATTAAAATCTAAGGATAAACTTTTTAAGAGATATTCAACTCATGGATTTATTAATATTGTTTTTGATAATGAAGATTGCAAGTACAATGAAAATATTAGAATATTAACTCAAACAGAACTCGAAAGACTTCAAACTGTAAACGAAGGATATACATCAATTTTATCAAGAAATGATGCTGCCTGCTTACTTGGAGATGGATGGACAGTTGATGTAATAGCCCATATTTTAAGTTATATAAAGTAAAACAACAACACTATGAAACAAGATAAAGTAGCATTTACCGATTTAGATGCTGAAAGAGAAATTTTAGCACTTTTAATGAACCACCCAAATTACACAAAGGACATCCAAAAGATAATCAATCCTGATGTGTTTCACTTTAGCACAACTAAGGCAGTATATTTGACCTGTGTTGAATTGTTTTCTGAAAAAGGTACATTCACTCAGTCTGATATTATTATTCGCTTAAAATCAAAAGGAAGCAATGATTGGGTAGATGTTATGATGGCATCTACAACAAGAACTCCAATGAATGCTCAAGAAGTAATTTACTACTTAGCAGAACTTAAAGGCAAAAGAGATATTCTTGCAATGAGCAGAGAAGTTAATAATTCATTAGTTAATGGTGAAGATTACTTCTCAATTATTGACAAGATTAATAAAGTTACATCTACCGATATTATTCAAAATGACACAAATGAAGTTATGGACATGAAGTCTGCTTTAAGTTGTGCAGTTGAAAATATCGGGGATGTGATGACTAATGGTAGCTTATCGGGAGTTCCGACAGGATACAATATCTTAGACAATGTTACAGGTGGTTGGCTAAAGGGTAATGTTATACTTTTTGCAGCACGACCTGGACAAGGAAAGACTATTTGCTTACTTGAACACTCACGATGTGCAGGAGAGATGAACAAGAAGGTACTATTCTTATCCTTAGAGATGCCTGTTATATCTTTAATTTATCGAATGATTAGTGGTCAATTAGATGATTCAACTCCTTACTCTAAAATTAAAACAGGTCGAATAGACATTAACCAATTTAGCAACATTCAAAAGAAAGCAGTAACTAACCTTGAGAAGTTACCTATTACTTGGTATGATGGAGCAAACCGAGATATAAATTACCTATCCACTTTAATACAAAAGATTGTTCGAGAAAAGAATATTGATATGGTTGTAGTAGATTACTTACAACTTATAACAGATAGTTCAATTAGGAGCAATGATGAAACGGCAGTAGTTGGTTCAGTTTCAAAAAAGATTCAGCAATTAGCCAAGAAGTTAAATATTCCTTTCTTATGTGCAGCACAATTAAATCGCCAATCGGAAGGTAGAACATCTCATAGACCAAAGCTATCTGATTTGCGTTCTTCGGGACAAATTGAACAAGATGCTTCAGTAGTTATTGGTTTATACCGAGATGATTATTATAAGTATGAAAAAGCTAAAGAAGAAGGCAATAACAATGTAGTTTTTGATAATGTAATTGAGTATATCTTTATGAAGAATAGAGATGGGGATACAAGAACTGCTGATTTATTTATAGATGTAGCAACAAGCAAGATTAGGGAATTAAACCCAGCTTATACATCACCAGGATTTTAATTTGATTTCATAGTGTTTAGTTGAATACCCATTGACTTTGTTGGTGGGTATTTTTGTTTATAAAAGCAAAAGTCGGAGATATTCCCCGACCTTGCTAACCAAACCACAACACCCAATGAAACACGATGAACGCGTAACAAAGGTATTAAAAAATATGTGTTATCCTACAAATTTGCCCATGCTCTTTTGAGTGCAAAAATCCTTCAATAGCTTTTACCCCTCCAACACCATAACCGTTGCGGTGATGCCATGAATCATTGCCACTTGGGCTTCTTAGAGATTCAATAGTTATACCGATTAAATCTTTTGATGTCTTATGGTGAACATGGTGTGTGTAAAAATATCTATGCTTAGTATCACCCCAATCCTTCTTAGCCTCCTCAGCCATTAATAATCCTAAGTCAGCCTGTTTAGCACCATCACCATGCGTAGTGCCAATAAGATTTTCAAAGTATCTATAATATTTACGATGTGCGATTGAGCAATCAAATGTGATATTGTTAGAATGTCTAAACCAAGACTTAATTGCATCAGCCAAAAAGAAACCATTTGTATAATCATGATTAGAAGGGTTAAATACCACATGAACATCTGCAACACTTGTTAGCTTCTCAATAACTTCAACATAAAGTTGTTTAGCCATTAAGAAGTTGTCATACCACATTTGGCAAACATCTTGGTTAGTGCCAGAGGTTGTTGTGTTACGAGGTGAATCTACATGGAGAATATCATTACCAATAACCAACATTATTTGGTCAATGTTAAATCCTTTTACCTTTTGTAAAATACCTTCTACACCTTCATGAACTCTTTTTACTGCAATGTGAGAGTTATAATCTTCACCTGATTCAAAAGCAGTAGCTAATTTACCAATGTGAACATCAGCAGGGTCTACCACAAGTAAATGTCCATCAACTAAGAAATCTCTTTGAATGTTTGGATACTGAGGAGAGTGAGCATCCATCATTTCAATGATTTCATCTCTTAAATTCTCATAAGTTACTTGGTTTTTATCTAAGCGAACTGCAACTGAATAGTCCTTAGTTTTATCCCAATACAAACTAACACCATTTAGGTCAATACCTCTTTCTTGACAATGTCTTGCAAGCCCTGGATTATCTTGTTCTCTTGCTAATTTCAACTCTAACCTTTGCATACCCTTTCGGATTGTTTCAGGATTGTAATCAGTACCTTGAACTGCTTTTCTTGAAGCCTCTCTTTTGCCTACACCACCCTTGTTAAATATCGCAAGTGCATCTGATACAATTTGCGTATAGGTTTTCTTTTCCATTAAGTTTATTTAGGAAATATGATACGGAAGTAGATATACAATCCGATTATAAGTGTTTCAATTACAATTGTTATTAATGCCCATTGTGGGATAATGTTTGTGCGTACAAATTTTATAGTAGCATCCTTACTATTTAATAGTGCTGACTTATGGTAGGTTAGTTTTGTAATAAAAGTCCTTTAAACCCAAAGAATCACATGGATTTTGGATTGTTACAGTATCATGTACAGAACGATAAATGAATCTATCTACATTACGAGTAAAAGTATCCACTTTAATGGTTTCTTTTATCTCGGTAATTTGCTTAGTTGGCTTACAAGAGCAAACCGTTACAATTAGTAACGATATGAATATTAAGTGTTTCATATTTTTGCAAGTTGGAAGTGCATACCATCTTTTCTTGTCCATGTTCCACCCCAATCAAATCCTGATGAAGTAAAGCATTCAACAAATTCTTTGGATAGCTTAGGTGTTTGATTAAGACCATTTTCAAAGGCATTTACATCTACGGCTATTGCCCAAGAGTGTAAACTCATTGAAGTTAAACCACGCATCTTGCGTATGTTAAAGCATCCATCCCAGGTTTTAAGTTCTTTAACACAACCTGTTGAGATTAGTTTCTTAAAAGCATTACCTAATGGCACAATCATATCCTTATTGCAATATATGCGTTTAGGAATGATTCATATTTCTAACT